TGTTATCGCCCCGTACAGTGCGGATGTAATACGCATTGTGACGAGCATGAATGCCAGAAGCACTATCAACAAGCTGCGACACAGTACCTGAAGGCTTAACACAAGTGATGGCCGCAGACTCATCAATTCCAAACGACTTAGCATAATCCCTGTTTGTCTGTACAGCAACGTCACGAAGCTTCTGTAATGTTTTTGCATCTGCTTTATAAGTAAGTTCATTGTCCATAATACCTGTCAGGCTTACACCCAACAGCCTTTCTTCTTCTGTATTCTTCTGCCAGATGGGGCGAAGATATGGGAAGTTAGTGTAAGTAGATTGAATAGTACCAAGGATGGTAGCCAGTCTAACCTTACGTTCAAGCGACTTGATTGTATCGGTTGCACGAATAACAACTTCAGTCAGGTTACAGAACTGGTATGGTCGTAGGATAATTTCACTACAAGGATTAGTACCCCACTCCTGTCCAGTCTTACGTCTGCCGTTACGCTCAACATGTTTGTCTGCTGCTTCACGGCTGAAGATACCACGCTCACCAGACTTGCTTTCTACTAGCGCAGTCCACTCACGTAGGAATGTTTCCATGTCAGGCTTTTCTGTGTAGGCTACAGAGTTGTTAGCCAATGCACGTTGTCCTTCATTCTCCCACCACTGACCAGACTTAGCATGACGCATACGGTCATCAGATAGGTTAGACAAACTAATCATAGCACTACGGCGCACACCGCCTACCACAACTACCTCACCAATCTTACACATAATGTCGTGGCATTCAATGCTGTTCAGCTTACGACCAGCCGCACCCTTAAACTTAGCCACAACAAACTTAAACAAATCGTTAAGCGGCTCTGGTCCAGAGGCACGACCGCCAAAGGTTTTAAGCCTTGCACCAGCAGGACGAATCTTAGACAAGTCCCACTTAGGTACATCCCCTGTGTACAGGAGAGAGATAAGTTTACGTAGCCCTTTAGCCCAGCCTTCTTTGCTGTCAGCTACAACAATCGTGTCGCCATTATCGTGCAACTCATTAGGTACTGTAGGCAGCTTGCTGATGGCTTGACGCTCAACGCTAAAGCCTACGCCTGTACCGCACAACAAGATGAACATTGCTTCGTCAAAGGCACGAGGATGGTCAACAGGCAAGTAGCTACAGTTGTATACGCATGTGTTGTCACGCTCTGCCGCAGCACCTGCTGTCATCAAGGCTCGCATACTAGGCATAACTTGTAGACCTAGAATGGCTTCGTGTATCTCTGCAATGTCTTGTTCGCTTACGCCAGAAGGACGTACAATATTATCCATAAAGCGACCCACAGTTTCAGCCCATGTCTCACGGCGATTCTCCTCTTCAATCCATCTTGCATAACGTGACGTTGCAATAAACGTCTGGTAGTCAGACGGTAAATAGTTATTCATTATTGTCCTCCTTTAGTAGTTCCTCTGATGTTAAGTATCTTGGATTAGGGTCTGGTCTTGACCAGCTATTCTTTATATTTGTTTTCTTGTAGTGATGTTCAAAGTCATCAGCATTATCGAACAGATGTGCCTTATCATTCTTAACCCAGAAAGCATTAACGCCTCTGTCTTCAACATAAATAAGCGAGTACCCATATTTATTAAGTAAGTTCTTATAAGCATACAAGGTAGCACCAAAGCAGTTTGACTTACCTTCCCTGACATAATCTCTATGTTGTATCAGGTCTGCATACTTATAATCGTGATAAGAATTTATTTCTGTGCAAATAATATCAATGTCGTATATGTTGCTGTCCAAAACTTTCTTAACAATATACCAGTCATAACTATCTATGTCAATCGAAAAGATGTTTATATGTTTGGGACACTCGCTCATCAAGTCTAGTATGTTGTCAGTAGTGACGAAAGCATTCTTAATTAATGGATGGTCGCCAATCCTGTCAATGATAACACCGTCCCATCCTCTAAGCTTGAGTAGATATGTGTTGCACTCTATGTGTTGTCCACTCACACCAGCACCTATCTCAAAGAAGTATCCTGTCTGCTCATCACACACAGCCTGATGTATCTGTTCTAGTATAATGTCTTCTTTGTTTTGTGCATAGGAAATGTTAGTCGTAGTATTCTGTGTCATACTTATCCTCGTACTCCTCTCCTGTTAGTGCTTTCCAGCTATGTTTAAAAATCTTGGCACACTCCTGACTAATCTGTTCAGCTATCCAGCGTGTCTCCTCCTGTGCTGTGTCATCAGTGCGTTGATTAACAACACGAGCAAAAGCGTATAGCGAACCAGACCAGTACCATTCTGTGTACATGTTTTGTGGCAGTACCATGCGAGCCATCTCTGGTGCAATGCCCTGCTCTAGCATATGATTATACTCGTTCAAACACTCAAGGGATAGCTGTGTAATGTTATAGTTGACAGTATCATCTGAACTGCCCTGCTTAACATTGTCGGCTCGTAGCCTCCACTCTTTAGGACAATAGAACTTAGGCGTGTAGTCCACATACCTGCGGCTTACCTCGTTCCATGCCAACCCTACTTGGTGTTTGATAAGTTGTCTTGCGACAAAGATGGGTGCTTCAATTCTGAATTGAACGAAGCAGTGAGAGAAAGGTGACCAATGACCATGCTCTGCCAAGTAGTTGATAAGTTTAACATCTTTATCAGATAGGTAAGCATAGCGTCCATTGTGTTCTAGTTTGCTTTCTTTATTGAATGATACTCGTGCAGCGTTGACTACTGTCAAGTCACTGCCCATGTGGTCTAAATAAGTTACGTTCATTTTCAAGTGTCCAAGAGTTTGAATTATACTACAGTTGCTCGTGTGATGCAATAAGCTTTTGCAAATACCACTGACATTTTTTTAAGTCTTCCACAGGTTTGCCCTTGTATTTATATCTCCATAGGTATTTCATACAGTTACCCTTAAGGTAGCCCTGATATTCTTCCTGCGACATACTAGCCTCGATAGCCTCGATAGCTTCTACTCCCTTGTGATTGTAGTGTGCAGGACTATTTACTGGGTCGTCTGGCTGCTCGAAGTATCCGAACTTAGTGTCCAAGGACTGCGTTAATTCTTCGTCTAACATAATCTATCTCTCCTGATTTTAAAACTTTGTACGCAAAGTCTCGCATGTAATTAGGGTCAACACCTGCATGACTGCATACTTCTCTAAAGTCTTCTGCCGTTGTACCTACTGATGCAAAGAACCAAGCTATTGCTCTGTCCCTATCAATACGTACCTCTGGCGGCTCTCCTTCGTACTCCTCTTTGGTTGCATCAAGCAACGCTTGTAAAATAACACACAAGAATAATGTGCGTTCTGGTGATGACTCTTCTGGACGAAACTCATCCAGTATAATTGATATGCCTGTGCTACTTACCATAAGCATCTCTGGCTAACCAATCCTCTGGTATGCCATCCCTCAACTTGCAGTAGTGATAGCCATGCTTCTCACACCAGTCTGCATAGGTCATCTTCCCACCTTTATACAATGTTCTGTATGGATTGTCAAACACAAAACGAATATCAAGGTCAGGGTATTGCGCCTTGATGAACAGATGTTTCTTTCTATCCTCTGGAAGGAAGCGTCCCTTCACCTCAAGAATAACCCCGTTGTTTAGGAAAAAGTCTGGGATATAATTCTTATCCTCTCGCCACTCATACGCAAGCTTTTCTTTTTCGTAGTCGAAGTTAATCTTTAATTTGTGTAGCTGTTGGGCTGCGTCATATTCTGAATTAGATTTATATTGATGTTTATATTTTTTTCTTTTCATTATTATTAGAGTTTAATCTCCTCCACATCAGGTGTTCTTGCTACGTTAGTGAGGTAGCGTACACCATTAGAATATTTAAATGCTCTTAAACCCTCTCCATTATTAGCGTCCTTCCAACACTCTTTCTTGTAGGCACAGAACACACAACCAATCACCAGCTTACGATTGCCTGACGTACCATCTGCTGTGTCAGTATAACACTTCTCTGGTGGTGTTTCCATTTTCACCACATCCTTCAGCACTCTAACTCTTGAAGGTGCATCAATCATTTCCATGTCGTGTACTTTAAGTATGGCTAACTCTGAACTGTTCTTGTCAATGGCAAAGAAAGCCGCTTCCTTATCACCATTCTTAGTTGCATATGCTGATAGCTGTGACAGATAGCCGAATGGGTCATCGTCTGACAACGTGCCATCCTTAAACTTCTTAAACGCAAAGCTGCTGGCAGACTTAATATCTGTAAGCACACCATCAATGCGGCAGTCTTGGTGACCAAGCACACCCTCTACCTCTACCTCATCCTGCTGTCCTTCTACTGTGTGTCCAGCAGCTTGAGTTAATACAATCAGGAGAGCCTCAAGTAGATGACCCATAAGGAACTTAATCCTAGTCTGCCCATCAAGAGGCTCTCCTTCTGTACCACGTACACCATACCAGATTTGACGGTCTGGCTTACCGATTTGAGATAAGCGTAGGCGGCCTTCGCCTTTACGCTGTCCCTCTTGGAGTATCGTGGCTACGGCAGACTTAGCATCCTGTGCAAACACATCAAGTGCTTTGGCTATGTCTGCTCGACTCACATCAACACCCTGCTCAAGTGTGCTGTATATGTCTTGAATTAGAGTGTCGATTGTTTTCATAATTACTCCTTAAAACTACTAGCTTCTACGGCTACTTTGATTTGTTCAATCATTTCATCTACTGATGAAACTAAAATCTTAGCGTTGCGATAGTCGCTGTCTTCATTCTGTCCAGAATACTCTACAATAAATCCATTGTCTGCAAAGTTAATCTGAACGTAGTCCACTTCCTTCGTAATTTTTTTATTCATAATCTTCTCCTTATTGGCGAACACGGCAGGACTTGAACCTGCAACCTACAGCTTAGAAGGCTGTTGCTCTATCCAGTTGAGCTACGTGTCCCTATTTCTTACGCCGTGTCGTAATCTTACGCACACGCTCAACTTTGTTTTGAATATATTCTTCTTCGTCAGCGAAGAAGTTGTGTAGTGTTTTGAAGAAGCGAAGCTGTATCGCCTTCAAGTATTTACCTCGTGGCATAGCCCACCCAATAATAAAGGTAAGCACAGAGAAGTAGAACACTACAATGTAATCTGGTAAGTCTAACATACTAATCTCCTGAAATAAGTGGCAGAGTACCCATCCCACCCTATCTGCCTTCGGCAACCAAATCCAGTGTCGCCCCCGTGTGTTTATCTAATCAGAGATTAGAATGGAACTTCGTCTTCAGTAATAGAAGATGCGTTACCTGCTCCTTCTACATAACCACCTTCGACAACATCGAAGTCTTCACCATAAGAAACTAGGTTAACAACCTGAACTTTCTTTAGTAGTGGTGATACACCAGACTTACCATTCATGCTCCACTCGTATGGAGTATACATGACATTGACAATACTACCATTGCCAATCAACTTAGTCATAGGTTGTTTCTGTGCATCAAGAACAACAGGTGCAGTGTTCTCTGAACCGTCACGGCGGCTCACCTTTTGCTTAATCTGAACAAAGTCACCACGCTCGTCGCCTTTATTCTTAATAGCCAATCCATCTTTCATAATGGCTTCGCGGTTGTTGTCATCAACACAAATGTCGATGCTCCATACTGGTTCAAAATTTGTATCTGGTGCGTGTACTTTTGCCCAATAGCATTTACCTGTAATAACAGTCATCTTCGTTTATACCTTTCGTTTTAGTTTCCGTGTTGTCAGCACCATGCCAACAACGATAATAGTATGCCATACCTTAAATATAAAGTCAAGCATTTATTTTAGTGTGTCTCTGCCCAATTGTTTCCAAGCTTAAACTCACTGTCAAGTGGACACTTAACACCAAGCGATTGCTCTGCTTGTTTCATTGCCCACTTCGTAACCTCACCTAGTTCCTGCGCATGTTCCTTACGTACCTCAATCTGGTATTCATCGTGTATACTTGCGACAAGTTTAAAGTCTAAGTTACGTTTCGTAGCTTCGATGATTATAAACTTCAACCATTCTTTGCATACGATTGCACCTGCTCCTTGTAGTAGCAGATTCATTGCGGCATGTGTTGAACGAACCTTCAACATCCTGCCATCAAGTCCCATAAGATAACCTCTGCTGGCTAATTTGTCAACCCTATGCCGCAAAGTTTTTAGTGCTGGCATGTTGGTTAGGAAGTTATCAATAAGTTTCTGTCCATCTTTGTATGTG